CTTGCTGATGTTCTGACTCAGGTACGGGTCACGACAGTCACTGGAGTGCAGACATTTGACGCTGGCACCATCAACATCTTGTACGAGTAAGCCATGAGCCTGAAACTAAACTCCTCCGGCGGCGGTAGCGTCACTCTGCAAGAGCCGAGTACGGCGAGTAACCTGACGCTCACGTTGCCCACGACTACGGGCACGGCGGTGATTCAAAACGGCAGCAACAACTTGCTGATGAACTCGGGTTATGGCTCGGATGCTGTGGCTTATGGATGCCGGGCTTGGGTTAACTTCAACGGTACGGGTACTGTGGCAATTCGTGCAAGTGGTAATGTAACTTCGATTACGGATAATGGTACTGGTGATTACACGGTGAACTTCACAACTGCAATGTCTGATGCAAATTATTCTGGTGTCGCAATATCGCATACAACAGTTATGGTAATAAACACAAACTATTCTGTGACTGCGGGATCATTTCGCCTAACAGCCACAAATTATTCAGGAACACTGACTGATTCATCAATAATTAACTTCGCAGTCTTCCGCTAAAGGTAAACCATGAGCACGTTAAAAACAAACAACGTACAGGTAGGCCAGTCGGGCACAGCCACCAACAACTTCACGTTGTATCAGCCAAGCACGCCTGACGGCACGGTGCGGCTGGGTGTGGGCAATGCCGGGGCTACGACGGCAGATGTCGCCAGCTTCAATTCGTCCGGTGTGTTTGCGTTTAACTCTGGCTATGGATCATCTGCCACCGCCTACGGTTGTCGCGCTTGGGTTAACTTCAACGGTACCGGGACGGTGGCGATTCGTGCGAGTGGGAATGTGTCGAGCATTACGGACAACAACACGGGTGACTACACAATCAACTTCTCCACGGCGATGCCTGATGCTGATTACTCACCAGTGGGTTCAAGTGTTGTCTCACTTTCTCAGACAGTTTTAACTGGCTTTATTCCAGCCGCATTTGCGACGGGTTCATTTCGTTTCAATTGCGAACAAGAGGCTGGTAGCCGTGCGGATACCGCCTACAACCTTGTCTCAATTTTCCGTTGAAAGGTAAACCATGAACCAGCGCATCATTTACCCCACCGACGATGGCGGCGTGGCCGTCATCATTCCAGCAGCCGAGTGCGGCCTGACGATTGAAGAGATCGCAGCCAAGGACGTTCCGGCTGGCAAGTCTTACCAAATTGTGGATGTTGCCGACATCCCCGCCGACCGTACATTCCGTGCAGCTTGGGAGTATACATAAATGATCTCCGTCAATATCCCCAAAGCAAAAGCCATTGCCCACGATATGCGCCGCACGGCTCGCTCGCAGGAGTTTGCGCCCCTGGACATCAAGGCGACTATCCCGTCAGAGGCGGCTGCGGCTGAAGCTGCCCGTCAGGCTGTGCGCGAGAAGTATGCGGCTTTGCAGGCTGACATTGACGCAGCGCCAGATGTTTTTGCCCTTAAAACCATTGTCGAGCAAATGTAATGGACACGATTGACATGACTGCCGCTAAGCTGATGACGCACGAAGAGATCTGCGCTGTCAGGTACGATCAAATAAATGCTCGTCTGAAACGCATTGAAGGCATCCTGCTCAAAGTGGCGGGGGTAATGATCGTCGCAATGGCGGGAGTCATTTGGGCAAGTTTGCTGCGGCATTAACGCTGGCCCTTCTCGCGCAGCAGCCTCCACCAAAGCCGGTTGAGTATGAGTGTGTGAGATGGATGTACGAAGACTATGTTAAGTTCAAAGTGGTTTGCTTGCAGTGGAGAAAAAGAAATGCTTGACTGGTTCTTTGCCTTTCTCCTTGCTTGCATTCTCTTAGCATCTTTACTGGCATTAGTTAAGCTGGGGTTCTGGGTGCTATGGATCCCATAACAGCATTCGCTGCCGCCCAGGCTGCGGTCGCCGGCATCCAGAAAGCGATAAAACTAGGCAAAGACATCAACGGCCTGGTGGGTGAGTTTGGCAAGTTTTTTGACGCCAAAGATGTAGTCCAGAAGGCGGCTAACGATAAGGCCAAGAAGGGGCAGTCAGACACCGGCAAGGCGATGGAAATCGTCATGCAAGCCAACGCTCTGCGCGAGGCCGAGGAGCAGCTCAAGCATCAACTGGTCTACGGCGGCTATCCAGAGCTTTGGGAGATGATGCTCAAAGAGCGGATGAAGATTAAGCAAGAGCGGGCCAAGGCTGAACGGGAAGCCAAGATCGCCAGGGTCAAGCTAGTCGCTCAACGGGTTATTATCGCTCAAATTGTGGGCGTTGTACTGACAGTTTCCATTCTCGGCACAATTGTTGTTTTCATCATTAGACAGGCAACCCGTGACACCTGAACTTCAGAAATATTACGAAGAACGATTTAGTATGTTCTCGCAGCAGGGCTGGCTAGACCTGATCGAAGATATTGACAAAATGATCGAACCCCTAAATAATATTTCTACCATTCCCGATGAAAAAACCTTACACTTTCGTCAGGGTGAACTTTCAATCCTGACTTGGCTGAGAAATCTCAAGCAGATCAGCGAACGTGCATATGAGGATTTGAATGCTGAGAATGTATGAATTTGTCTGCGAATGCGGACAACGCACTGAGTGCCTGACCGATTATGAGACGGCCAGCATTTTGTGTTCGTGCGGGGGTGTTGCCTCGCGCACGATTAGCGCTCCAAAGTTCAATTTGGAAGGTTGGTCTGGGCACTTCCCGTCTGCTTACGGACGTTTTGAGCAACGGCACACCGACAAATTGAATGCGGAACGCAAAGCCAACTCATAAGCAGGAATGCCGAGTTGAATCTCCTACAACCAAAATGGCAGGAACCATATGTTGATTGACCAAGAATCCGAATTGCCCAGTGAGATCGAAGCTGAGGAAGCGAAACAAGTAGTAGAGATTCCCGAGAAGTATCGGGCTAAAAGTCTCGAAGACGTTATTCGTATGCACCAAGAGGCTGAAAAGCTAATCGGTAAGCAGGCGCAAGAAGTCGGCGAAGTTCGCAAACTCGCGGATGAACTCATCAAGCAGAACCTCGGTTCTAAGCAACAACCTATTCAAGAGGAAGAGCCTGAAGTAGATTTCTTTGAGAATCCTCAAAAGGCAGTCCAGAAAACCGTAGATCGTCACCCAGATGTTGTCGCAGCGCGTCAAGCTGCTGCTGATTTCAAACGGATGCAGATTCAACAAAAGCTATCGCAAGAGCACCCTGACTACGCTCAGCTGGTGCAAGACCCTGACTTTGCGGCGTGGGTAAAATCCTCGCCAGTTCGGGTGGGTCTGTATGCGAAGGCTGATGGTGAGTTTGATTACGACTCGGCCAATGAACTGTTGTCCACCTTCAAGCAACTGCGCGGCGTTAAGGTTCAGCAAACTGAGAAGGCAGGAGATGCCGTCAGAAAGCAGAACATGAAAGCAGCGCAAGTTGACACTGGTGGCTCTGGCGAGAGTTCCAAGCGCGTCTACCGCCGGTCCGACCTTATTAGGCTCAAGATGACAGACCCGTCCCGCTACGAAGCCCTTTCTGATGAGATCATGGTTGCGTATGCAGAGGGTCGGGTTCGATAAACCACTTTTGGAGATTTAACTATGGCAAACACCGCCTTTTCCCCCACTAATAGCGTTACCGTTACCTCCGCAGCTAACTTCATTCCTGAAATTTGGAGTGATGAAATTGTTGCTGCCTATAAGAAAAACCTCGTCCTGGCCAACTTGGTCAAGAAGATGTCTTTCAAAGGCAAAAAGGGTGACACGGTTAACATCCCCTCGCCTGCTCGCGGCAGCGCCAATGCAAAGGTTGCCACCGACGCTGTTACCCTGATCGCCGAGAGCGACACCAACATTCAAGTGCTGATCAACAAGCACTATGAATACAGCCGCTTGATCGAGGACATCGTCGAAGTGCAATCCCTGACCTCGCTGCGCTCTTTCTACACGGAAGACGCTGGCTATGCTCTGGCTCGTCGCATCGATACCGATCTGGTTCAACTGGGCCGCAGCTTCAACGGCGCTACTGTTGGCACGGACGACTATGCTACTTCTGCTTCCAGCACGAAGGCGTTCATCGGCTCTGACGGCACGACTGCTTACAACAGCTCGAGCTCCAACGCTGCTGCACTGACTGATGCTGCTATCCGCCGCACCATCCAGCGCCTGGACGACAACGACATCCCTATGGATGGCCGTTTCTTCCTGATCCCCCCGTCGAGCCGCAACACCCTCATGGGTCTGGCCCGTTACACCGAGCAAGCGTTCGTCGGCAACGGCGATGCTATCCGCAACGGTGAAATCGGTCAGCTGTACGGTATGGCTGTGTTCGCTTCGTCCAACGCCGACACTGGCGCTGGCAATAGCGCTGCTGACCGTATCTGCCTGATGGGCCACCGCGATGCGATGGTGCTGATCGAGCAACTGGGCATCCGCTCGCAGACTCAGTACAAGCAGGAATACCTCGGTACCCTGTTTACGGCTGACACCCTGTACGGCGTGAAGGCTCTGCGTACCAACGCAACCAGCACCGCTGCCAACGCTTCTGCCGCCTTCGCTCTGGCCGTCCCGGCCTAATGAACTGCCCCCTGGCCACAAGCTGGGGGGCGTCTTTTTAAGGAGATATAAATGGCTGCTGCTACCGCTGTCACTTCCCGTCGCGGGAATGACCAGTTCCGAGGCGTCTACTCTGACACTTGGGCTGTTTCTTGTACGCTCGACTCGGCCTCCGTGGCTGATCAAGCTGCTGCTACTGATACCGTCACCGTCCCTGGCGTTGCCCTGGGCGACATGGTGATCAGTATGTCTGCTGGCGTTTCCGAGGCTGGCCTCGTGCGCCGCGCTTACGTTTCCGCTGCAAACACGGTGACGATCGCCACCACCAACACGACTGGTGGCGCTGTTGACCTGGGTACGACGACCGTTAAAATGGTCATTGGCCGCATGGTGTAAACATAGACAGGGGGCCACAAACCCCCTGTTTTCTAAGGATTCAAATGGCAACATTTCGCTGTCTTCAGAGTGGCAATACGGTGACGTTCACTCTTCAGCACGATATTGATTCAATGCGCGGTCATGCCGGGTACGTCCGCATCGATGATCCGTCGCCGACTGAGATTGACCGCAACATTACGCCGCTTCGCCCGCCGCAACAGATGCCTCCGCAACGAGGCCGTCCTCGTAAGGCGGTGGCAACGATATGAAACTCTTTGACGTTTGTCCTGTCGCCACCCAGGATGTCCATATCAACCTGAAGAACCGCAACCATGCGTTCAAGGAATATGGCTACGGCCCGCCCAATCCGGACCAGGCTAACGATGCTTTCTGGCTCAAAAAAGCCAAGATGTACAACGCACCCACCGATAGCATTAAAAAAATGCTCTGTGGCAATTGTGCTGCGTTCATCCAAGCCCCTAAAATGATGCAGTGCATCATTGGCGGTTTGGAGAAGGACGAAGAAGAGGGTAAGTTGTCCTACGATGAGCAGTTCGTCAAAGCAGCCGATCTGGGCTACTGCGATCTGTTTCAATTCACCTGTGCAGCGGCCCGCACTTGTGATGCTTGGAAGTCTGGCGGGCCTATTACTAAGGATTGATCATGTACGGAAAAGCGCCCAAAATGTCTACTCCCAAAGCGCCTGCCAAAAAGGGCGGCACTCCGGTAACCATCATGGTGGCTGTTGGCAAGCCCAAGCTGCCCGTCCGTGGCCAGCGCACGATGACCAACAAGATGACTCGGGGAAAGAAATAATGTCTACCTTTCAACTCGATCCAAACAACGTGGCGATGGGTGTACCGAGCTTTGGTACCACGCAGATTTTTGCCGTCACCAACTCCAGCGTTCAATCAACCGCATTTGGCGCAAACACCACCATGATTCGCTTGTCTTGTTCGTTGGGTCATTGCCATATTGCGATTGGTGCAAACCCAACTGCAAACCTTACGACATCGGCCATGATGCCCAATAATTTTTCTGAAATTGTTCGGGTCAGCCCAGGTCACAAGATCGCGGTTATCAAAGACGCTACGACTACTTCGTCAACGCTTTCTGTGACGGAATTGGTATGAAAAAGACCAAGGCTGAGAAGAAAATCAGCAAGGTCATGCGCGAATTTAAGGCTGGGGAATTGACCTCTAACAAGAAGGTGGTCAAAAACCCCAAGCAGGCTATCGCCATTGCACTGTCGCAAGCAGGAAAGGCAAAGAAGAAATGAAACCCGGTCTTTACGCCAACATCAATGCCAAGCAAGCCCGCATCAAGGCTGGCTCTGGCGAGAAGATGAACAAAGTCGGCTCCAAGGCCGCGCCCACTAACGCGGACTTCAAGAAAGCCGCCAAGACTGTCAAGCCGCGTAAAAAATGAAAACCCCCGCTTGGCAGCGAAAAGAAGGAAAATCTCCCTCTGGCGGCTTGAACGCCAAGGGTAGATCGTCCTATAATGCTGCTACCGGGGGCAGTCTTAAAGCCCCGGTGAAGTCGGGCGACAACCCTCGTAGGGCCTCCTTCTTAGCGCGAATGGGCAATATGCCTGGGCCTGAGTACAAGGATGGCGAGCCAACTCGGCTTCTCTTGTCCTTGAAGGCTTGGGGCGCATCGTCCAAAGCAGACGCTAAAGCAAAGTCTAAAGCGATCTCGGCAAGGAACAAGAAATGACCTACCTGCAACTGATCAATGAGGTGTTGGCACGGTTGCGCGAGACGACTGTTTCTACCAATAGCGAAACAACTTACTCGTCGCTTATCGGCAAGTTTGTCAACGATGCCAAGCGCCAGATCGAGGACGCCTTTAATTGGGATGTGCTCTCGCAAGACCTCGCGGTCAATACTGTCGCGAACACTTACAAGTATTCTTTGACCGGCGCGGGCCAGAAGTTTCAGTTGCAGGATTCGATTAACATCACCTCCAACGTCGGCCTGAAGAACATCTCCTTCCCGCTGATGAATCGGCGGCAGAACTTTGCTACGCCAGTCTCTGGCATCCCCAGCGAATTCATTTTCGAGGGGGTCGATGTTAACAACGACGCCAAGGTGACGCTCTATCCTCGTCCTGATGGCGTCTACGCATTGCAATTCACGCTGACGATCCCCCAGGCTGATCTGGCCTCCGACGGTACTGTGCTTCTGGTGCCTAGCGCACTGGTGATCCAGAACGCCTTTGCGCGTGCGCTGGCCGAGCGCGGTGAGGATGGCGGTCTTAACTCCTCAGAAGCATATCAGTTGTACCGCGCCATGCTTTCAGACTACATTGCGCTGGAAGCCACTCGTTTCCCCGACAGCCAGGAATTTGTCGCGGTATGAGCGAACCTTTACGCCCACACAGCATTTCAGCCCCCGGTTTTTACGGGCTGAACACTCAAGACTCGCCTCTTGATTTAAATGCTGGTTTTGCGCTGGTTGCGACCAACTGCATCATCGATCAGTATGGCCGCATCGGCTCGCGCAAAGGGTGGAGTCGCGTCAATAGTTCGTCTGGCAACCTGGGCGCTAACAACGTCGGAGTAATTCACGAGCTGGTGCAAGTTGACGGCACATTGACCGTGCTATTCGCTGGCAATAACAAGCTCTTCAAGCTCGACGGCTCTAACGCTGTTTCCGAATTGACCTACGGGGGAGGGGGTACGACCCCGACAATCACCGCAAGCAACTGGTCTTGTGCTTCGCTCAATGGCATAACTTACTTCTTTCAGTCCGGCCACGACCCGCTGATCTTTGACCCGGCAGTGAGCACCACGACCTATCGCCGCGTGAGCGAGAAGGTGGGTTACGCTGGCACGGTGCCGTCGGGCAATATCGTCATCTCGGCTTACGGACGTTTGTGGGTTGCTGATACAGCAACGGACAACACGACGGTATCGTTTTCTGACATTTTGGCAGGCCACATCTGGACTGGTGGAACGTCTGGCACGTTGGACATTAACCGAGTGTGGCCCAACGGCGCTGACAACATTTCGGGATTGGCCGCGCACAACAACTTCCTGATCATTTTTGGATCACGCCAGATTCTGGTGTATTCGGGCGCTACGACGCCAGCATCAATCACGCTGTACGACACCGTGGGCGGCATTGGCTGCATCGCCCGTGATTCGATTCAGAACACCGGCAAGGATGTGCTGTTCTTGTCTAACTCGGGCGTGCGCTCGTTTGCTCGGACGATTATTGAGAAGTCAGCTCCGCTAGGTGACTTGTCAAAAAACGTGCGAAACGATTTGATGAACATCGTCAGCAGCGAGACGCTCGCCAACATCAAGTCGGTTTATTCTGAAAAAGAAGCGTTCTATCTGCTAACGCTGCCAACTGTCAAAGAGGTCTATTGCTTTGACACTCGCGTGCCGTTGCAAGATGGCACGTTTCGGATTACGAATTGGGACTCAATTGAGCCGACTGCGCTACTCTCACGGCGCAATGGCGATCTGTTGATTGGCAAACTAGGGTACATCGGCAAATACGGGACGTTCAAAGACTACACATCCTCCTACCGGATGCAGTACTACACGAACCACGCTGACCTGGGCGATCAGAACATCACCTCAATTTTGAAGCGCCTGAAGGTGATCGTCATCGGCGGCACCAATCAGTACGTCACGGCTAAGTGGGCATTTGACTTTTCGACCAATTACTTGTCGTCGAATATGTACATCCCAACGCAGGGAGAAGCACAGTACGGCGTGGCCGAATATGGCGCTAACGGCGTGCCTGTCGCCCAGTATTCTGATGGCATTGCGTTGCAACAATTGCAGACGCAAGCCAGCGGCAGCGGTAAGGTTGTTCAAACAGGCTACGAGAGCGACATCAACGGATCATCTATATCGATCCAGAAGATCGAAATCCAAGCCAAAGAAGGAAAACTATCGTGAGCAATTACGTTCAAAGCACAAACTTTGCGACCAAGGATGCGCTGTCATCTGGCGATCCGCTCAAGATCGTCAAGGGCACGGAGATCAATACCGAGTTTGCAAATATCGCTATTGCTGTAGCAACTAAGTTAGATTCCACATCGGGTGTTATTACAGACGCGACAATTAATAACTCGACAATCGGCGCGACAACACCTTCGACCGGCGCTTTTACCACGCTTTCAGCGTCCGGCGCCACTACCTTGAGCGGCGCTGCAACGATCAGCGGCGCGGCTAACTTGAACGGTGTTACAACCATTGCTAACGCCGTCTTGCCGGTCATTGATAACATCAAGTTAGGCTACTCCACGACAGCAACAGCGGCAGGCACTACCACGCTGACGGCGGCCAGCCTATACCAACAGTACTTTACAGGCTCGTCTACTCAAACGATTGTTCTGCCTGTCACTAGCACTTTGGCGTTGGGCCTTGGATATTCGATCACAAACAAATCGACTGGCGTTTTGACAGTTCAGTCCAGCGGTCTAAATACAATTGTTACGATTCCATCTCAAGCTACAGTTAATTTCACTTGTATCTTGATAACCGGAACAACAGCGGCTAGTTGGTCTTATTCTTTTGATGGATCGGCCAATATTCCGTACAAGGAAGTGACAACTGTATCGGCCTCTGTCGCTGTTAACGCGCTGACGTTGACGCTCAATCCTTGCACCTTAGATTTTAGGTCTTCTACCCTAAGCTCGGGCAGCACTGTAACTCGCGAAATACCAGCTTCAATTTCGGTTGTGGTGTCCAACGGGTCTACATTGGGGACTACTAACGCTGTAGAGTCTACCTTGGCAATTCTGGCTATTGATAATGCCGGAACGGTAGAGCTGGCCGTAGTTAACGCGGGTTCTTATGGGGCTTTAGACGAGCGCCTTTTAATCAGCACCGTAGCTGAAGGCGGGTTGGGCGCCGCCGATAGCGGGACAGTTATTTACTCTACTACCGCAAGAACCTTGGTTGCATTTCGAATTGTGGGGTTTGTTACATCTACCCAAGCAACAGCTGGTGCGTGGGTTACTGCTCCATCAAGATTATCTGGAATGGGCGGCAACATACCGGCCCCACAAACTGTTATCCTAAACTCTGCAACAAAAATTGCCACGACCTCTGGCGTTGCAGTTGATTTTACGGGGATTCCATCTTGGGTGAAACGTGTTACGGTGATGTTTTCAGACGTCAGCACTTCTGGCACATCAAATATTTTGATTCAATTGCAGACTTCTGCTGGGTTTGTTTCTAGTGGGTATAGGTCTTCTAGCGTTAGATTTAACGGGGGTGCGCTATCCGAAAGCGACGCGTCTGATGGATTTTTGATAAGCATAAACGATGCAGCAGGCGATTTGTATGGAACCTACACTCTTGCTACCTTAGACGGCACTGCATGGTCTGGCGCTGGAAGCTCAACTTACAATGTCGGATTAATTACTTTCGGTGGTGGTGTGGTACTGGCTAGCGCACTAGTTGGCATTCGCATCACAACAGTCAACGGAACAGATACGTTTGACACTGGCGCGATTAACATTTTGTACGAATGATGAACAGCAAAGACTGGCTTGTTGAAAATTTCGTTAGGCTTGGCCTTCCTGCGCCAGCCATTGAATGGCTGTTGATGGTATGGGATGCCATACAAGTTTTTGACGATGTTGCTGATGGCGATGAAGTCAAGCGAGAAGACCTAGATGTTGTCATCTGGAATTCTCTTGTTGGGATGCATCAAAACGCATTTTGGCAAGCCAATGCAAACAGCCTGCTTCCTGTTATGGCCACGATGGTGTTGAAGTGGCAAGCCTCTGACCAAGCGGAAAGAGATGGGAAAGCAGATGCCAGATCATTTGTCTGGCGCGCCGGATACTACGATGTTGTGTTAATGGTTGTTACTCTCTGCCACCCAGCGAAACAAGCTAAAGACCTTTCGCGCTATGTCATGGAACTGTATGGCGCGAAGTTTGAAGATTATTTGAAGGAGTTTGGAAATGCCTGATCCAGTAACTGGCGCAATTGTTGGGGGCACCCAAATTATTGGTGGCGCAATGGCGGGCAGTTCTGCCAGCCGCGCCGCAGCAGCAGCTGCTGCCGCACAGCGCGACGCCGCTCGAATCTCAGCCGAGGAATCTCGCTTTCGACCAGTAGGCATCACGACTCGTTTCGGCCGGTCGCAGTTTGACTACGGCCCTGATGGCCGAGTCTCTGGGGCTGGCTACACGCTAGGGCCAGAGTTCAAAGCCTATCAAGATAGGTTCTTGGGTCTAGCAGGTCGAGGTCTGTCAGAAGCTGAACTGGCTTCGCAAAGGTTTGCCCCGCTGCAAGGCGCAGGCGAGAGCCTCTTCGGCCTAGGGCAGAAGTATCTGGCCGAGACACCCGAGGAGGTCGCAGCCAAGTACATGGCGGCGCAACAAAACTTGCTGGCACCCAGCCGTGAGCGTCAGCTTGCTGGAATTCAGAACCAGAATTTCCAAACAGGCCGAGGCGGTCTGGCAGTTGGCGGCACCGGATTACGTCCTGGCGGCGGCATGGGTCTTAGCGCTGCCAACCCTGAGCTGGAAGCGTATTACAACGCTCTGGCCCAGCAAGACGCACAACTGGCTGCATCAGCCCAAGAAGCCGGTCAGCGCCAGTTGTCTTTTGGCACGGGCCTATTTGGTACCGCCGCTCAGATGTACGACCTCTACGGTCGTGGCCAAGTCGGCGCTCTGGCTCCGTATCAAGCGTACCTGGGTGGCGCTACCGAACTGGAGAAATTGGGCCAGCAGCCGCTGGAGCTTGGTTCTGCGCTGGGTGGCCGGATCGCCAACCCGGCAGGCGGTGACGCCTTGTTGCGAGGCGGTATAGGTGCGGCAGGAAGTCAATATCGGGCAGACGCCTACAACCCGTTTGCTACTGCGCTGCAAGGGTTCTCGCAGAATCCTATGTTTGCACAAGGGTTTGGTAATATGTTTGGTGGAGGTGGTGGTGGGTACGGCGGCGGTGTGTACGGCGGGGGATTTGAAAACTACGCCGGCATGAGCTGAGAAATTCTTATGACCATCGACCCCGCATTCCTTTAAGGACTAAAACATGGCAACCGACATCGTCCAATCACTTTTCGGCGTTACGCCCCAGTCCTACCAGCGCCAACAAGACGCGCTGGCTGAAACTCGCGCTCTGAGGTTTGCTGAACTTGATCCCATGCAGCAGGCGACCTACGGCATCTACCGTGGGGCTGGTCAGCTCGGCGGCGCTCTCGGGCGTGCGCTGGGTGGGGAAGACCCTGAACTGGCGCGGATTACGGCGCGGCAGCAGATTGCAGGCCAGCTAGACCCCAATGATTTAACCACTTTTGACCGTGGAATTGAGATGATGCGCCAAGCTGGCGATGGCCAGGGTGCGATGATGTTGGCAATGGAGCGAGAAAAAGCTCGGCAGCAAGCACTTGTTCGCTCAGACGAGGCACTTGTTCGCGCAGATGCGGCAGCAAAACGTCAGAGGGAAGAGGCTGCTCTGTTGCAACAGAAGGAAGCTCAGGCGATTGCACAAAGAGCGTTTGTGCCTCAAGAAATATTGCCAGGTATTGGTGCAGAAAATACGGGAGAAACTATTACTCCTGCTTCTTTTGATGTTAGCCGTGTTGCGGCTGAGTTGATGCGTACACCAGCAGGGCGAGCAGAACTTAAAAACCTAACTGATGCTCAAAAGCTAACACGGCCAGAAACTATTTCCGTTAAACAAGAAGAAATACTTTACGAAGTTCCGACAAAACCTGGTGGTCAATACAAGGCTATTGTTGTTGGAGGAGCGAAACCAACCCCGTTTACTGGTGATATGGCTAACGCTTCAAACATCCTTTATCAGACAACCGATCCGCAAAAGATTTTTTCCAAATTTGGACAAGAGGGTCTTAATGCTGTTGCAAAGAAAGCCGAGGAACTTGTTGAAGCAAAGCGTCCTGTAACTAACATCACAAATCCTGTTACTGTCAATATGCAACAGGGCTTTGGAGAAGATTTGGTAGGAACTATTACCGCAAATCAGAAAGCTGCCCGCACCGCACTTAGCACGCTTGGAACCGTTGACAACATGAAGATGTTGCTTGACGAAGGTGTAAAAACTGGTTTCGGTCAAGAAACCCTGCTTAAACTTGGACAGGCTGGTCAACTGTTTGATCCAAACTTCAATACCAGAGGTCTGGCTGGACAAGAGGCGTTCCAAGCGTTCTCAACGCAGATTGTGCTTCCGCAAGTTAAACAGCTTGGTGTAAACCCAACAGACACCGATTTGAAGTTTATCAATACCGGCTCTTCTGGTTTGTCTAAAACTGTTGATGGAAACAAACTTCTGTTGGACACGTTGGCATTGAAACTTCAACGAGAACAAGATTTAGGAAAATTTTCCAATCAATGGCTTACTACTAATAGCAGACTTGTTAAAACTGATCCGATTCAAGCTCAATCAAAGTACAACACCGACTTTGATGCTTACACTCAAAGCAGCCCGTTGTACGGCCCAGCGGCCAATACGCTACGTGCGCGTTACTCGGCACTTGGTGGAAGTGTTCGCGGGTCTCCTGCTGCTCGTGGAGCGGCTCAAGCTGGTGGTTTTGCTCGATAAGGAAATGAAATGGCATCCTTGAATGATCAAATTACTGAGTTCCGAGACGAACTAAAAATTGCCAAGGAAGAAAACCGCATTACACCAGAAGGCCAGAAGATGCTTGACCAGCTTGATCCCAAAAGCTGGTCAACTGGTGGATTTGGTCAATTCTTGCAAGGTTTGTCGCTAAATTTTAGTGATGAGGCAATTGGCGCATTTAAGTCTTTTCTTAGTCCTGCACCAGCTCAGATTGCAACGAAAGTTGGTCGAATGACACCA